ACAAGGTAGGGGCGTATTCACAGTCTCCACCACCACAACAGCCAGTGATGACTGCACCTGACCCAGAACAGATAGACCCAGAAGCATACAGTTGGGTGTCATGGGCGTATGAAACCCTAGCAAGGGGAGACAAGGCAGAGGCACTCAAGATGTTAGAAAAAGGTTTAAGTAAACAGAAGGAGTTGATGAATGACGCCTAGTGAAGCAGCAGAGATAGAGGCAAAGAAAACATTCAATGCCTTTGTCAAATGGTCTAAGGTTACTTTGTATTGGATCATTGGTATACTACTTGTACTAGCATCATGTGACTTTGGAACGGACACCAAGACAGGTAGTCAATACAACGGTGCAGTGTATGCACCATCAAACATAGGAGAATAGGATGATAGCTGAGATGCTTACATGTATTGCACTTAACGTGTACTACGAGGCACGTAGTGAGCCATTGGAAGGACAGTACGCAGTGGCTCATGTCGTACTCAATCGTGTAGCAAGTGACAGGTTTCCAGATGACGCATGTACGGTGGTGCGGCAGGGTCTGGAGAAGGGACTGGGTAGATGCCAGTTCAGTTGGTACTGTGACGGTAAGTCCGACACACCCACAGAGAAACGAGCATGGCTCTACTCACAACTTGTAGCACACAAGGTAGTGCATGGGTATGTCAAGGACAATACCGATGGGGCTATCTACTACCATGCCAATTATGTTCGCCCCTTTTGGAGCAAGCACTACGACCACACTGTGACTTTAGGGTCACACATATTTTACAAGTAGCTTATCGTTACTAGTACAGGGAAGGGCAATATGATATAACTAATTATCAGTTGCCAATATAACAAATGAAAAGGAGAAAATATATGCCATTTGATATTCCAACACACTTAGACTTTGATGTAGAATTTGAACCAACAAAGATGAATGACAAGAAATATGTTATAAATCAAGACACTGGCGATTACCTTGGTATCGTAGGTGATGGGTTCAAGTGTGCATCACACGGTGACTTCTACCGTAATATGTATGATACAATTACAGAGGAGTTAACAGACGGTGACATTGAAAACGCCAATTACAGGTGGTCAACCGCACGTAATGGGGCATGGTCAATGCTCGACATTACTCTGCCTGACATGCAAGTACCTATCGTGACAGACAAGATGGAGACTAGCATTGGCAATCGTATCATTGCTTTGCATGGTGTCGATGGGTCATGCAGTAACCAAGTATTCTTTGGGGCAATTGATTTCTTTTGTACCAACGGTATGATACGTGGTGAGTTTGATAAGATACGTAGGAAGAACACCTCGAACTTTTCCTTGGAAAGTTTTATAGGTGAGCTACAACGAGCACGTACTGACTTCTATACAGAGGCAGCTAAAATGCAAGTGTGGGCTGAGACTGACACTAAGTACATCGACATCAAGTCATTGCTTGACGAGATGATAAAGTCTGACCGTAAGGCAGAGAGGATGTATGAATTGTATCTGCATGAGGCATCACAACGTGGTCACAACAAGTGGGCATTGTATTCTGCGTTCACTAACTATGCTTCCTATGCTGATGAACGTAATGGTTTCAACCTACGTAACACTGGCAATGACACACAGGCAATCAGCATGTGGTCACGTGAACAAGAGGTATCCAAATGGGTATCAGACAAGAAGTTCATACAGTTGGAAGCTGCTTAATGCGTAAAAGATATGATGTAAAAATCCTTAAACAGGATGAGCTTATACGATATTCAGATGGTACGTATAGTAAACGAGTAGACATGCCTTGGTATGCCTTTGTAATCAGAATTTATGCAGATAATAAGGAGCAAATAAAAGAAATGGTAGCAGAAAATATAGAATGGATTGAGACAGTATAATGGTAGCACTGCCTAGATTTGTACAACAACGAGTGTCACTTTCGGGTGACACATCGTATCGTTTCAACCCACCACAGAGACTTGTCAATGCAGGTGTCGTGTCACGTGAAGAGTTAGGTAATGACCTACGTGTAAGTAAACAACTTGCCAAGGAGTTAAACAAACAGATAGATGATTGGAGAGTTGAACAGTCAAAGGTTGTGAGCATCAAGCCAAGCAGCAAGGTTACAGACCTAATCAACTTCTATTATTCTTCTAATGATTTCAATATGTTACGTGACTCTACAAAGATCGACTACAGGTATTTCCTCACCATCTTACATCAGACAATGGGCTGTCGTAAGTACAAGGATGTTACATCTAAGATTGCCAAGGCTGCGTATGAGGAATGGGTGTCACGTGGTATTAGTTTTGCTAATCATACTGCTACTTGTGCTAGTAGGATATACAACTATGCAATACAGATGGAACATGCAGAGCAGAACCCATTTGCTAAGATCAAACGTAAGCAACAGAACCAACGTAAGGTTGTGTGGACACATGGTGAGGTTAACAAGTTTCTTGACGTAGCATACAGTGACTTTGAGTACCGTAACTTAGGGCTGATTGTACACATGGCATATGAGTGGTGTCAGAGGCTTGGAGACATGCGTAATCTTACATGGGATTGCCTTGACCTCAAAAAGCAGCAGCTTACTATGGAGCAAAGTAAACGTAGGGCAGAGGTGTTTCTACCTATCAGTGACAACCTCAACGCCATGCTGCTAGAACAGAAAGCTGACTTTGGTTTTCAACAGTGGGTAGTACCACACCCAAAGCCAAGGTCAGGTAAGTTTGAGCCGTATGCTATGGAGAGACTGTCCAAGGTTGGACGTAAGGTAATGAGACTGGCTAAACTGTCAGAGGAACTACGCCTTATGGACATACGTAGGACTGGTGTAACAGAAATGGTAGACAAAGGTGTGCCGTTGCCACAAATTATGGCAGTGACAGGGCATACACATGTGTCTTCTGTGAAACCATATATGAAACATACATATGAAAGTGCAAATAATGCCTTGACACAGAGAGATACTTATGTACAATCGAGTGTAACGAGTAACATAGAAAGTGATATACATGATTAATATATTAGATCATATAAGTGATATGGACATTGGTAATGGAGAGACTAGACGTACTAACTGTCCAGTATGTAATGGTGTAAAAACATTTACAGCTACCAATAACATGGGTCAACTTGTATGGAATTGTTACAAGGCAGGGTGTCGTGTGTCGGGTGGCACACGCACTCACCTTACCAGTGATGACATTCGTAAGTCACTTGGTACTGTAGCTGAAGAAACAGAAGCTGTATCCTTTCAGAAACCTGAGTGGATAGTAAAAGACTACAGCATGATACAAAACTTTTGTAGGGATTGGGAATTGCATCCATCCAACTTAGGTTTGTTGTATGATGTTCGTGAAGACCGTGTGGTATTTCCTGTGGTGCACAACAATATCATGGTGGATGCTACAGGTAGAGCACTAGGGAAAAAGTTACCTAAGTGGAAAAGATATGGAAAAAACTCCTTGCCATATGTATTTGGATGTGGTAAAACTGGAGTAGTCGTTGAGGACTGTGTGAGTGCAGCTATTGTAGGTGCGACAGGCGGTTCTGGATGCTCAGAGGGTGACGTATATGTCGGGGTAGCAGTGTTGGGTACGTCACTCTCTGAGGTACATAAGAAGTACTTATCACAGTTCGACACGATTATTATTGCACTTGACCCTGACGCATTACCAAAGACACTGCAATTTGCTAAAGAGTTACGTGGTTATGTTAATAACGTAAAGGTATTACGTTTGATAGATGACCTGAAGTATCGTAATCCTACCGACATTAAAAACTTAAACACACTAGGAGATATATAAATGGAATTATCATTAATACGAAGCTTGATGGACAGAGAGTTCTACGAATCACATCGTGGTGCTAAATGCCCTGACAGATTATTCAGTAAGGATGTTCGTAAGATCAAGCAAGCTATCGACAAGGCTATGGATCGTTATGAACGTACCGTTACACCAGATGAGATTGAGGCACTGTTCATGTCAAACAATCCCACCATGACAACAGCACAGAAACAGGCGTATGGTTCTTTATTCAACCAGATTAAACGTGAGTCACCTATGGGTGGTGATGTAGCACAAGAGGTGCTGTCGAAGCTGTTCCAACAGGTAGTGGGCGAGGACATTGCTAACCTTGGGTTTGACTACGTGAACGGAGACAAGAACAGTCTCGAACCACTACGTGATTTACTTGAACGGTATGCAGATGACTTCACACCTGATCTAAACATTGAGTGGGATGACATTGAGATTGATACACTGCTTGCCAAGAATGATTTGGAATCACAGTGGACATTCAACATACCAAGTTTGACACGTAAGGTAGAGGGCGTCAATGCAGGACACCTGATTGAGATAGGTGCTAGACCTAACACAGGTAAGACCTCATTCCACGCCTCTCTCATTGCCTCTCCTAATGGGTTTGCCCATCAAGGTGCACGATGTGTTATACTATGTAACGAGGAAGCTTCTCACCGTGTTGGTGCTAGGTATCTTACAGCAGCTACAGGTATGACAATGCAGGAAGTCAAGAACAATCCTTCCAGAGCACGTGACGTTTATGATGCAGTCAAGAAGAACATCAAGATCAAGGACGCATCTGATCGTGACATGGCATGGGTGGAGTCAGTATGCAAGTCGTACAAGCCTGACATTGTTGTGCTCGACATGGGTGACAAGTTTGCTAGGACTGGTGGCTTTGCTAGACCTGACGAGGCACTGAAAGCTAATGCTATCTATGCCCGACAGATTGCCAAGTCACACAACTGTGCTATCTTCTACATGTCTCAGCTATCTGCTGATGCAGAGGGTAAGGTACTACTCAACCAGAGTATGATGGAAGGTTCACGTACTGGTAAGGCAGCAGAGGCTGACCTCATGGTATTGATTGCTAAGAACCCAGTGGTTGATGGTCAGGATGAAGAGGACACACAACGTCACTTGAATGTTGTGAAGAACAAACTATCTGGATGGCATGGTGTTGTTCATTGCGAGTTGGAATACAAGACTGCAAGGTACATGGTTTAATGAAAGGAGTTAATTATGTTTAATGTTGAATTTAAAGATGGTCAGTATGAGTACACTGATAACTCAGGACAAGTACGGAAGTATCCATCGTATGATGAGTTAGATAAATCATGTATTCATTGCGGTGACGAGTTAGGACAACACAATCTCGTGTTAGGCAACCTTAGAAAAAACTGTTACATATGTAGAACCTGTGATAACAATAGAAAGAAATCACGTGAACATAGACGATTAGTAAAAACAAAGTATGAGTTTCGTAGGTCTGAGCCTGAGTTAAAAACTGGATATGTATATGTCCTTAGTATACCTGCTTATCCTGACTATGTTAAGATAGGTATGAGCATTGATGTAGACAAAAGAAAAAAGGGTGCAAACACATGGACGCCACATAAAGATGTGATGGAACATGGTAAAGTATATAGTGAAGACAAACGTACTCTTGAGGGTATGGTACACGATAAACTAAAGAAGTATGTTGCTACTTCACAGGAGTGGTTTAAGGTAACGCCAGAGGTAGCACTAAAAACTATACGAGAATGTAAGGGATAGTACAATGATAGACGTAACATTAATTGATAGCATGGGCAGTGACCTTACTGTAGTAAACTCTGCTCGTGTTAGCTTCAACAAGAAGAGTGGGTGGGATGAAGACAATACCCTCACTGTGTCAGACAGTATACTTATATCATATCTTGCACGACACAAACACATGTCACCCTTTGGTCATTGCTTTGCTACCTTCCATGTCAAAGCACCTGTGTTTGTTGCAAGACAACTGGTCAAGCATAAGTTTCTTAGATGGAACGAGGTAAGCCGTAGGTATGTAGATGAAAAACCTGAGT